CAGACGCAGCCAAGGTCATCTCGATGCTGACGCACGAGAGCGCCGCAGCTGGGATGTCGTTCGGCTTCCAGAAGGTTCAGGATGCGTGGGATGGCAACAACCGCACGATCAAGGAAGCCAACCTCTTTGAGGTGAGCATCCTTGCTGCCGGTGGTCAGACCCCTGCCTACCCTGCGACCCTTGGTCTCACGGCAATCCGCCAGGTCACTGCGCCAAAGATCGGCGTAGAGGCAGAGGCGCTGCTTGCCACACTGGAAACAATCAAGGCTGGACGCGAACTGTCCGCCGAGGAAGTGGTTGTTATTGATGCTGTCCGTTCCAAGCTCGCGCCAAAGCCTGTGGGGATTGATCCGTCAATCGCCGCTGCGCTGCTCGCGATCTCGGCGGCAGAAGGTGACGCACTCTAGGTCACGAGCCACTGCCCCACCGCCCTGAGTAGGCGAGTCCGCAGATCAGGTATCCCACCAAGGAGCGCATAAACAGATAGTCCGCCTATGCGCGGAGAAAGGATGCAGACAATGTCTGACATCGCAAAGCTTGCTGACAAGCGAGCGCATCTTTTGGTTGAGGCTCGCGGCATTGCCGTAGAGGCAGCCGACAAGGGAATCGCCCTTGAGGGTGAAGACAAGGCACGCTTCGAGAAGCTCGTTGCTGAGGCTGGCGTTATTGCCGAAGCCCTCCGCGCCGAGAAGGCTTCTGACGAGGCTCGTAAGTCGGCTGACGAGGCTCGCGCCGAGTTCGCCGCTGTTGTTGCTCCAACGGCTCCTAAGGCCGCTTCGGACAACGACCGCCTTCGAGCAATCGGTATGGCTGCTGGTGTTGATACTTTTGAGTATCGTGACATCACGACCTCAACCGGTCTCGGAAACCCAGTCTCGGTCTTCAATCGCGTCAATGTGATTGCTGGCCAGATCAACCCATACATCAACCCAGCAGTTGTGGATGTGATCCAGGTTGCCACTGGCAACAACATCAAGTTCCCAACTGTGACCGCGCTCGGCACGACGGCTGGTTCAGTCGCCGAAGCTGGCACGATCACGGAAGATGACTTCACAGGGTCGGCTCTGAGCCTTACCCCAACGAAGTTCGCAGTACTTGTCCAGATCTCGGACGAGCTGATTCAGGACGCAGCGTTTGACATTGCGTCGATGATCAGCGAGGCCGCTGGCCAGGAGATGGCGATTGCCCACGGCGCAGCCGCAAGCACCGCTGTCGTAACCGCTGCTGGTACCGGTGGAACGGCCGCAGGCACCGTCGTATACACATACGCCGAGCTTGTTAACCTTCAGTACTCGGTCAAGCAGCAGTACCGAAACGCCGCGAAGAGCGGTTGGTTGATGAGCGACACGGCTCTCGGCCAGATCCTTGGCACGACTTCATCGTCGCTGCCTTTGTTCCAGCCAGGCGGACAGGGTGGCGTTGATCGTCTCCTTGGCAAGCCTGTCTACACGGCTCCTGGCATTGCGGTTCCTGCGACCGGTGCTAAGGCTGTGCTGTTCGGTGACCTTGGTCAGATCAAGACCGCCATCGTTGGCGGCGTGACCGTTGAGGCTTCACGCGAGTACGCGTGGAACCTTGGCCTTGTTTCGTACAAGGTTCAGGTCCGTGGCGCGACCGGACTTGCACAGCCTTCGGCTGTCAAGTTCCTGAAGAACGCCTAATCAACTAGCTCGGCTAGTTAGTGGGGATGGGGAGCCGCTTCGGCGGCTCCCCTGAACCGCAAGTAAGGAGAACCTAATGCTCGTTCGACTTTGCAAGCGACGCGGTGAATATCCGTCAGGGGCTTTCGTTGATCTGCCTAAGGCAGAGGCGGAAAGCCTCATCGGCTTTGGCTTGGCTGAGGCTGTTGTAGATGTCGACGCAGAGGCACCAACGCGGCTCGTAGAGCGTGCCGCAGTCAAGACCAGCACCAAGACAGCCACCGTGCCTACACAGGCTGTTATCGTGGCGGAAATCGTGGAGCCTGAGGAGTGAGCCTCTCTGCTGCGGTTGTGACCATTACGACCAGCCCAACGCTGATTGCGACTGGATTGGTTGGCGCATCGTGGCTCTACCTTCACGCACCAGCCGGCGGCAATACAATCTTTGTTGGACCGAGCAATGTGACTACGGCAACAGGATATGAACTGCACAAAGGCGAGATTCAACAGTTCTGGCTTGCCGAGACTGACAAGCTCTACGGTATCGTCGCTACATCAACCCAACCGCTAATGACTATGCAGTCAGGAGGCCGCTAAATGTCGTACGCAACACTGGCGCAGTTCAAGGCTGCGGTTGGCATTACCGACTCGACCGATGACGCTGCGCTCCAGAATGTGCTGGACGCAACCGACACCCTGATCGATCTCTACTGCGACCGAAAGACAGGATTCGGCACCGCGACCGAGACGCGCTACTACACCGCTGAAGCCTATGACTATGTGCTGACCGATGATCTCGTGAGCGTCACGACGCTGACCACCGACGATCTTGAGAACGGCACCTACTCAACGACTTGGACTGCCAACACAGACTTCCAGCTCACGCCAAAGAACTACGCGCTCGACGGCTTGCCGTTCACCGGCATTAGCCGCAGCAACGCCTTCACCAAGAACTTCCCCAAGGGCATCTTTCTTGGCGTGAAGGTGGTCGGCGTGTTCGGCTTCCCTAGCGTGCCAGCGTCCGTGGTTCAAGCGGAAATCATCCAGGCAAATGCTGTGTTCAGCAGCCGCACAGCGGCATTCGGTGTCATCGGTTCGGCTGACCTTGGCGGCATCCTGCGGATGAGCCGCGCCCTGCACCCAGAGGCGGCCCTACTTCTAGAGCCGTACCGCAATCGCGGTGGCTTGGCGGTATGACCGACCTCACGATCCTTGACGCAATCGCGGCGCGCGTAGAGGCTGCGACAGACCCTGCTGGGTACACGCTCCGCAAGTGCTACGCCACTCCGCCTGAGAATCTGCCAGTCACGCCGTGCGCGGTCCTCTTCCCAGGCGGCGACCAGATCAGCATCGGCAACGGCAACCGCACCACGGTGCTGACGGTCAACATCGTCATCTACCTGCTACCGATCCCACGGATGGATGAGAAGTACCGCGACCTCTACACTTGGCGTGCGTGGCTACGCACGGTGTTCGATGGAGCTGTGACGATTAGTGGAAACGCCGCGCAGGTGACAGTCACCGGTACTACACTCGGCACAGATACTTACGCCGATCAGGATTACCTGACGGTTCAGGCAGCTGCGGAAGTCACGGTGCTAGACACCGTGGCGTTCACCGCCTAGAGCAAGGAGAACTTAGATGGCAACCTTCGGCGCAAAGGCTCTGACGCGTATCGCTACTGCGTCGCAGGCCGCTTTCGGAACCGCAGCTTCAATCGGCACCGCCACTGGCGAGATCCTCTTCAACGAGACAATCGGTTCGCTCGACCTGGGCGTGACGGTTGATCTTGGCGAGACCGTATCCGTTGGCAAGCGCACCGCCATTCAGGCGAGCCAGCCAACCATCACCGGCAAGGCTCCAATCCTGACCATCGCTGAGGGTCCTGCTTCGATGCGAACCCTGCCATTGATGTTCGATGCTATCGGCGCAACCACGGCTGGTACGGCTTCGCCATACACCTGGACTTGGTCGCCAACACAGGGCGATGTCGACACGCTTGTGTTCTACTCCTTCTTGGTCACCGACGGCGTGCAGAAGTATCTCGTATCGGACGCAGCGCCGACAGAGATTACTTTGTCAACAGACGCTAACGGTCTGCTCCAGGCTGGTGCAACATTCGCTGCCACGACGGCTGCGACTTCAGCGCTTGCCTTCCCTACGGCGATTCCTGCCAACCCATTCTTGGCTGGCCGCTTGATGAAGCTCAGCACCGACACGAACTTCCCAGACAAGACTGGTACAGGCGCGACCAACTACGCCTCCATCTACAACTTCAACCTGTCGATCACGACAGGTGTGGGGATGGTCACGGCGCTTGATGGCAGCCTGACGGCCGCTACTGCTGCTCTCACTGGCGTGCTTGATGCAACGCTGACCTTCACGGTTGCGAGCAACGCAGCCGCTGGAACGACCTTCCCAATCACCGACATTGCCACCCAGAAGTACCTGCGCCTCTTCGGCACCACCACCGATAACTACGGCGTGTGGATTCTTGGCTCGTGGGAGATTGAGAACATCGTTCCTCTCTCCGCCGATAACGAAGGCGTTGTGGTAAATGAAGTGACCTGCCGACTGGCGTATGACACGACCTCCGGCAAGTCGCTCGAAGTGGTGATCGATTCACCACTGGCAACAGCGCCATAAAGCAGAGCGCCTAAGGCGCTAGTAGGAGGATCAATATGGACACAGTAAAGATCGAACTAGACGGCGCGTTTGCCGGTTGGATCATTGAGCTGCGACGCAATGTAAGCGCTCGCATCCTGATCGACCTACAGGGCGACACTGCCGTCCAGTTCGCAGCCTTCGCTAAGTTGGTTGTGAGCCACAACTTCAAGGACATTGAGGGCAACGCCACCGATGACATCCTTGACGCTCCAGTCTCTGCCATCACGGCATCGATGGAGAGGTGGGCAACCGCGATCTCAGCACTCCCAAACGCGTAAGGCTGGAAGCCAAGCGGCTGTCCATCGGACAGTCAGTCGTGGTGACCAGCCCAGAGATCATCGCGCACACACTTGGCACCGCCTACGGAGTGCCACCTTGGGAGATACTGAAGACCGCAACCGCTGAAGACCTAATGACCTATTGGGGTCTGTATTGCGAGATTCAACCAAGGAGCAAGTAAGTGGCTAAGGCTGCCGTAGAGATCGAACTCCAGGGCAATGTCCGCGCTGAGGCTGAAGCGCTCCAGAAGGCATTCCTCAACTCTCTCGGTTGGAAGGGTGTTCGCAAGCTAGAGCAGTTCGCCACCGTGAACGCAGCTCGCGCCCTTGCTAAGCCGGTACGAGAGAAGGCTCCACGAGATCTCGGCGGACTTGCCAAGAGCGTGCGCGGCCGCCGCTCGCGCATCACTCGACCAGGCGCAATCGTCGGTCCTGTCGCTGGGAAGAAGTACGCCTGGTACGCGTGGTTCGTCGTCAAGGGAACCAACCCACACACCATCCCTAAGGTCACTGCCGCCAACCTGTTCTCTGATCGCAAGTTCATTGAGCATCCAGGAACTCGTGGCAACAACTTCGTGATTGAGGCAGTAGAGGCTAATATCCAACTAGCCAAGGATGCGATGTCTAAGACCATCGTTCTCTTGCTCAATGATGAGGCGATGCGCGCCAAGGTACTCGGTCTAGAGATTGAGTATGCCAACGGCACGGCGACTAAGTTCCAACAGGAGCAGTCGCTCCGCCAGTGGAACAAGCCGGACTTTGTCGGCCCACTCACCCCTCTCCAGGCTGAAGGCAAGCGCCGCCGAGAAGCAAGCGACAAGGTCAAGGCAATCGCCACCTCAGCACGAGCCAATCGACTCAGGGCAGATGCAGCGGTCTTTGGCATCTCGCCAAATATGTCCAACCTGCGAGCAGGGTAGGAGTAAGCAATGGCTAATGTCACAGTCAATGCAACGATTAGCGCTCGTGATGCCGCGTCTAAAAACATCAAGACCGTCAACAAGGCGCTTGGCAACCTTGGCAATACTGCCAGCAAGATCGGCTCGGACTTCCGCAAAGTAGCACTGGGGATTGCCGGTGTCGCGGCAGGCATTGGCGCATTCACCGTCTCGGCAATCAAGGCCGCAGCCGCAGACGAAGCCGCTTCTGCAAAGCTGGCCGCAGCACTAAAAGCGCGTGGCTTTGCCACGGCTGAGGTAACCAAAGCAGTCGAGGCGCAGATCCTTGCTGGTCAGAAACTTGCCTTCACTGACGATGAGGTCCGCGCATCAATTGAAGCAAGCACACGATTCACCAAGAACTACACGCAGGCACAGAAGATCCAGAGCGTCGCAATGGAACTGGCGCGCGCAACCGGTATGGACCTTGCCACAGCAACACTCCAAGTTGGTAAGGCATTCCAGGGCAACGGCGGCAAACTGCTCAAGACGCTCGGTATTACTGGCAAGGTGGTCAAGGGTCAAGACGCTCTCAACAAGATCCTTGCCAAGACCAAGGGCAGCGCTGCTGCATATGCAGACACGCTAGAAGGATCGTTCAGTGCGGTATCAATCCAAGCAGGAGAACTCAAAGAGCAGTTCGGCGCAGCCTTCCTCCCAGCCGTCACTAAGTTGTTCAAGGGCTTGGCTCCGTATATGGCTCGGTTCTCTGGCGTGATCACCGCGTTGACTCCTAAACTCCAGCGCTTCGCTGACCAGCTCGTAACCAAGATCCTAGACAAACTGCCAATGCTGATGGGTCAGTTTGAGGCTGAGTTCCCCAAGGCAATCATCAAGGTTGAGCAGTTCATTGATAAGATCGGCGGCATCGGCAAGGGCGCTGACGATCTGCTCGGACCAGGCGGATCGATCACGCTTCTAGTCACAGGGATCGGCGCAGCCTTTGGCGGACTCAAGGGTGCCATCACGGCCAACCTTCTCAAGGGTGGTGTGGACCCATTCACCGCACTCATCGTTGCCAACATCGCCGCGCAGATCCCTGCTTCACTTGCCGCTGCACTGACAAGCCAGATCGTCACTAAGGCTGTTGCAGCCTTTGGCACATCTGTAGCGGCAGCAAGCGCAGGTGGAGCAGCAGCAAGCGCAGCTGCTGGCGTTGGCGGAACTGCTGCAACTGGTGGCTTGACTGCGCTTCTTGGTGCAGCGTTCTTGCCAGTCAGCATTCTCGCGATTAGCGTTGCGGCAGCGGCAGCGCTTACTAACGCAATCACTGACAAGGGTATGACAGACAAGGTCGGCGGCAATGGTGTGGTTGACCTATTCGGAACGACCGCTGCAACAACTTCCGGCGGAGGCTTTGACCTGGGCGAGTTCTTCAAGTTTGTGACTACTGGTCAGCGAACACCTACTACCCCAGCAGGACCAATGAGCGGAGCTACCACCAACAACATCTTCATCGGCACTGGCAAGGTGGACACCGTCGTGACTGACTCGATCAACCGAACTGGCACCTTCAAGCGCGGTCGCTAAATGGCAAACCCATTCAGCCTGATCGTGGCTGGCGTTGACAGCGGCGCGAACCTTCTTGACCTACCAGCTCCAAGT